ACAGCGGGCTTGACACTATGGGTGTTGAAAATGCTATCGCTATTCTTAAGGATATGAGTCGCCGTCGTCAAAAGTCTATCTGGCTTGTCAGCCATCGTGAAGAACTTGCAGGGCGTGTGCCCAGTGTTCTCAAGGTGGTAAAAGAAGGTGGATTCACTTCATACAATACTTCAACGGAGATGGATTGATGTTTGATGTGAATAATATAAAAGTTTTACACATGGAAACCAGCAGTGTATGTAATGCTGAGTGTCCCATGTGTCCACGCGCCAAACCTTCTTTTAAAAAGAATGTTCCTAATATGTCATTATCACTGGAAAAAGTCAAGACCCTATTCGGCGACGATATGATACGAAATCTTGATTATATGTTTATGTGTGGTAACTACGGCGACCCGGCGGCGGCCAATGATACTATTGAAATTTTTCAACATTTTAAAAAAATAAATGTTAACATAGAGTTGCGAATGAATTCAAACGGTGGGTTGCGCACCAAAGAATGGTGGTTCAGGTTGGGTGAAGTTTTGACCGGTCCGCAAAGGAGCTGCGTGTTCAGCATAGACGGGTTAGCTGATACCAACCACATTTACCGAGTAAATACCAATTTCGAAAAAATAATAGAGAACGCCTGCAACTTTATTAAGGCAGGGGGAAATGCTCATTGGGATTTTTTGGTGTTTGAACATAACGAGCATCAGGTGGACTCTGCAAGAAAAATGGCGTATGCACTAGGGTTTACGCACTTCCAAGAAAAAGTAAGTTGTAGGTTCGATGCGTGGCCGAACGTGAAGCATATCCGGCCACCAAAGGGGGAGAAATATAAATGATACATTGTGCTGCCTTAAAAGAAAATAGCATGTTCGTAACTGCGAACGGCGAAGTGATACCGTGTTGCTATTTAGGACCAGAATATATAGGAGGGAAGTCGCTTCCTGCTTCATTGTCTGCTAATAATTTTGCCGGCCTTGTAAAAAGCTGGACCAGTGACACCCCGTTCTATGTATGTAAATATATATGTGATGACAAGATGAGTAGTTTCCCCGCTAATATGGCTAATTTCAAAAAAGAAAAACGTGATTAAACTACTAATGCAGTGCAGGGACACTAAATATCTCGCATGGACAAAGGTCACTGGGAGTTCCCTCATGATTTCAACATTGATGAGTGGTTCGGTTTCATTTACAGAATCACCGAGATTGCCACAGGCAAAGAATACATCGGTAAGAAACAGTTTCATAGTTACTGTCGCAAGTCAGTAAAAGGAAAGAAGAGGAAGAAAATGGTCATCACTGAAAACGATTGGAAGACTTACACAAGTTCATCCACACATATCAACGAGGCAATCGCTAAGTTAGGTAAAGCGGCATTCAAATTTGAAATTGAATCGCTTCACTCTACGCGCGGATCGCTTGTGTATGCTGAGGTCAGATATCAAGTAACAGAAGATGTTCTTCGGGCACGATTACCAGATGGTACCAGAAAATATTTCAATGGAATGATTTCGGGAGTGAAATATCTGCCCGCAGTTGAGACATTAGAAGAAGCGAAGATGAAGAAATAAATCGGCCGGGATTCTCCGGCATAAGTAAACAGACACCAAGTCACCCGGGGGATTAACTCCCGGACCGCAAACAGACACCAAGTCAATAATCATCCGGCACTCACAATTCGTCTAGTAGAATAGTTCTACTCTCCTTGAGGTTGCGTTGAAAGTTACACGCCGTCAGATTCTGGAGTATAGCCTGGGTATCATCAAGCGCATTAAAAAGCAGGAGGTGGTCAGTGAGAAAAGCCCAGGGAATACCGACAGGGCTCTCGCTTGGCAGATTGCGAACCCTGAGCAAGTTCATAGGTACTTTGTCTTGATACTATGAAATGCGCGTTGCTGAGGGGATATGATGACTTTACTCATATTACTCTTACTACAGATCCATAAAAACTTTATAGGGCAACCGGTAGCGGATGATAGTAGACGCCTAATCATCTGGGATACAGACAACAGAGGTGAGGGGTTGAAAACTTTTTCCTATGGTAGTGCCTAAAAAAGCACTACCATGGCTCCAAGTTGAAGGACTGTATATTATTCCTAATAGCAAAAGAATAAATTAAGAATAAAAAAGAATAAAACTTAATCCCGAGCGATAGCGAAGGGATTAGATGTCGTTAGACATCTCTGGATGACTGAATGAATTGATAAATGAATAGTTACGTCTGGATGACCATTAATTCATGTCAAACATCCAAAATAAAAGACTCCGAAGAGTCTGATATTAAAAGAACGGGAGCTTGCTGTTCTTCGTTACCTCAAGATTAGAGTTAATAATCTCATTGATTTGTTTGCGTTCGTCTTCGGACATGTTAAGGACGTCTTCATAAGACACACCGCCCCGCATGTACCAAGACATACTGAGTGCGTTCCGTTTTATTTCAGCACACTCTTTTTCCATTCCATCTATCAGCTTTTGAACCCCTTCGGGCTTGAGGTTCAAAAGCCTTATTCGAAAAAATCTGCGGTGTTCAATGTGAACTGTTGCTCATAGTCATGTTCGCAACTGGCACATTTAACCCTTAGTGGTTTAACTTCAGACTGTTGTTTCAACTTGCCGTTGTAATCTCTAATCTGGGTGTAAACATTTTTGTCACAGTTTCGGATGAAGTCCAAAATAAATTCGTTATTATCAACAAATGCCGCTGGTGTCTTGATGTACTCTATCGTATGTGATAATACCTGCATTGTTGTATCTGTTATCGCAGCAAGAGCCTCTTTTGTTTTCTTGTTCTTTTCCTCAGCGGAGTCTATGCTCTCAATAATAGCAAACATACGCTGAAGTTCAAACTGGCCAAGGCTCGCTTGATTCATTTCTTTGAACGTTAGTGGCCGGAACTTGAAGATAAGATCATTGATAGGTAGTTCTTTTTCATAGTCACCGGACTTCAGATTGGTCAGCAGACCTACAAGGGAAACTCCGTACTTCGCTTCTTCTTGGCACTTGGGACAAATAGAACTGACCTCTAATTCATTGCCGCCTGTAGCAGACTTCACTGCAATAAGAACTGCATCAAGATCAACACTGTTGATGCTCCAAGGATCAAGAATGTCGGGTACGCAACTCCTGATAACTTCTACTACCGCTGTCCCGTTGAATAGGGCATCCGGGGTCTTGGCTGTGATTTCATCTATAGCAGTCATCGGGTATACTGGCAACTCACCGGTTTCAGTGACATTCACTACGCCGGCCGGGTAACCTTTACCGCCGCTCGGCAGTTTGAGATAGATCGCCGGACGACGAAAGTATTGCTTTAGAGGGTTGTTTTCGATTGCCATTTATTTTCCTTGTTTGATCGTACTGGTTTCCCGATACTAAATACTAATACTATTTAGTGGGTAAAATATGCCAGAAAATAATTTAGATCCTGAACAGGTTCGAATGTTCAACGAGTCATTGTATGAAGTGCAACGGTCACTCAGTATGATGGGCGCCAGCATAACCGGAGTAAGAACTAATTATAACACTCACACCAGTGCTGTTAAGGCAGATACTGACAGCCAACGCGCACATACTAAATCATTAGCCGACGCTTATAGGGAGCAAGAACGATGGAACAACGTAGCAAGTAACACCGTACGTAGCATAGAAGCATTTGCTTCGGCTGCTCTGTCAGCGGGAACGAACATCACCAAGTTTGACGGCGCAGTTGGTATGGTCGGGAGCACTATAACTGACTTGGCAAAATCTCTTGGCGGAAAGACCGGACTTATACTAGGATTATTCACTGAAGCTATTACTGCACAGCAAAAGCGTGTCATGGAGTATGGTCAAAGTTTGTTGGATGCAAAGGATGAACTCGCCAGCTTCGGAGCAGTAGGCAAATTAACTTCCGAACAGATATTTGAGTTCGGTAAGGACGCCGGCTATACTTCAATGAACATGAAGGGGTATGCTAAGGCAGTTAAGTCACTCGGTGTTGATATAATCGGTCTAAGTGCATCAGTTAATGGCGGTGTAGCAGAATTTGCTAAACTGACCGAGATGACAGATGAACAACGTTTGAACTATCAAGCGATGGGAATGTCCATCGGAGAAGTAACTCAGTCAAACGCAGACTTTATCAAACTACAAATGATGTCCGGTCGAGTAATAACTGAGCAGATGAAGCGCGACGGTTCTCTTAAAAAGTCGATGGATGAGTACCTTGTTACTATTAATGAGTTGACCAGTGTCACTGGTTTACAACGTGATCAGGCAAAATCATTAATGGAGCAGGCAACTTCGCAATGGCAGTTCCAACTCAAAATGATAGAGTTGGGCGAGAAACGTCTGAAGATTGAGGAAAGATTAAAAGATAGTTCATTGGGATCAGCAGAGAGAAAAGAATTAGAAAATCAACGTGATGCTCTCAAAAGGAGAGAAGATCAGTCTGTCTTGGCTGTCACTGAGGCAAGAAAGTGGGGCCCTGAACAGGGTGCAGTCGCGGCAAAGGGTATTGCAACTGAGGGAGTTAGCCTGGACACACAAATGTCGTTGATGATTCCCAGTTTAAATAATGTAATCCAAAAAACTATTGAAGGAACATATACCGGCGGTGATATGGCACGTGCCATATCACAGGGAATACGCGATAATATTCCTACATACGGAGGCACATTCGGATTAGTTGCGAATCAAGATTTAACTAATAGAACCCTCGGTATAAACTCAGAGTCGCTTGCAGAATTTACAAGAAGGCAGGGTCTACCGGATTACGGACAAGGTGTCAGAAAAGAAGTTAGACAGGATGTGACTGGTGCAGTAGCAGGCACAACCCCAAACAGGACAGGTGATCCTGAGGAAAAACTTCGTCTGGCAGGAATCGAATTGAGTTTAGCAGCGCAGAGACTATCTGATATGGCTTCAGCTTTTGAATTTAAATATGTTGATAAGTTAATTGCTGAGATGAAGCGACAATATGAGTTTCTAGCAGCCATTAACAAATATTTACCTGCTATTGCTCTGTCATTAGGAGTATTGGCCACCTTAGCATTGGGTGCTGGCGCAGTCAAAGGCTCTAAGGCTCTTGTAACCGGGGCCAAAGCACTTGGTGGAGCTCTGGGGTTTGGAAAGGCGGCGAAAGCAGCAATTCCAGTAGCAGAAAAAGTAGCCGAAGGTGCTGCAAAAGCTGCACTACCAGTCGCAACAAAGGTTGCTGAAGGCGGCGCAGCCGCAGTAAAACCCGGCTTCTTAATGACCGCCGAGGAGAAGATAGCTGAACGGGCAGCAAGACAGGCCGCAGATGCCGCAAAACTTGCCGGAGCAGAATCAACTACTCTGGGTAAGATGGCAGGCCCGATGGGCAAAGTTTCTAAAGTTGCCGGCAAACTTGCAGTACCGTTAGCTGTTGCTGGCGGTGTCTATCAAGCAGCAACAGGATATAACGAGGCCGCAGATGAAGAACGGGCTGGCAAGATAACTCACGCTGAGGGCAATGTAAAAAAGGGCGGAGCTATTGGTGAAGGTGTCGGTACAGCAGGCGGCGGCTGGGCTGGTGCATCAATGGGTGCAGCAATAGGTACTGCAATTGTACCGGGCATCGGTACAGCTATCGGCGGTTTGTTAGGCGGACTAATCGGTGCATATGGTGGCGGTAAGTTAGGAAAAGAAGTCGGTAAAGTCGGCGGTGACCTACTCACTGATAAAGACAAAGAAAGCGATAAAGACGTTAACATGAAGTTAACCGGGTCCTTTGTCGAAATGACTAAAGTAACTCTGGCATTTACCAAGGCACTGAAAGAAGCCTCAGACGCATTAGGTGGCATGTCGACCGGAGGCGGAGGCGGAACCGGCGGAACTGCCGGTGGTGGCGGTGGAGGCCGTGGTGGCGGAGATGCCACTGGATCAACTTCTAGCAACGGTCAGAAGGGCATGGAAAAGGCAATGGCTGCTGGTTACACTAAGGAACAGGCAGCAGGCTTAGTGGGAAATCTGCAACAAGAAAGTGGAATGAATCCTACTGCCAGAAATCAGTTAGAAGGCGCTCAAGGTATTGCACAATGGCGCGGCGAACGTCTTGAAGCTTTCAAGAAGAAATACGGTAAAGAAGTCATGTATGCTACTCTTGATGAGCAGATGGATTTTGTGCTACATGAATTAGAGACAACAGAGAAAAAGGCCGGCAACTTGCTGAAAAATGCAAAGACTGCGGCAGAAGCTGCTGCAATCGTTGACAAGTTCTATGAACGCTCTGCCGGAACTGAACTGGCGAAAAGAATAGCTAATGCTAACGCCATTGCAGGCAAGCAGGCAATCGATGCAGCGAACGCCGCTGCTACAAAACCACCTGTTGCAGCAGCTGGTACAAAACCAGAAGAAACAAAACCTCCTGTGGCTACTGCTGTACCGGCGAAAGAAGAACCGATTATTACGATAACACCTACTGCTGAGTTTAAAGAAACTAGTGCAGCTAATACACCAGGTAAATCTACTGTGGCTAAGACAAAGAAGAAAGCAGTTGCACCAGAGCACCTCAGTGGGGATAAGGGCGGCAGTGCAGGAATAAACTTAGCTGTTCCTGGTGCAAGTAGCGAAGGCATCGCCGGCGAAGCAGAAGCTAAGCCAGCTAAAACCGGGTTTGCTGATAAAGTAAAGTCGATTCTATCAATGATAGATTTATCACCGAAGGAAAAGGGGACATCAAAGTATCCTATTAAACATACGGTTCCTAAATCAGGTGACGGGCCTAGCAGAGATTTTTACGGGGCAGAAGCTATTGCTGCAAGGGCTGCTGCCAAGAAAGAAAGAGAAAGTAACGAAGCTGCTGCATCAGTCGCAGAAGATAATCGTAAAAAAGAAGTCCAAGCAGAAGAAAATAGAAAGTTTGCTGAACAACGGGCTGCTATTAAAGTGGCAATAGCAGAAGGTAATGGTAATAAAGGGCCAGCAAAAACACCAGCTGATATTGATCCGAAGACTCTGTTACCAAGAACGCAGAAGTTAGCTAAGGGCGGGATCGTTTCAAACTCGTCAGCGGGTTCTATGGTGACTTTAGGTGATGGCCCTGCAGGACACAAAGAGGCAGCGATTCCGCTGGACCCATCATCAATTGTTCATAAGCTGATACAGCCGGGCAGCGCCGAAACACTGAATAAAGCGTCAGATACGATGCCTATACCAGCCCCGGTAGCATCCCCAATGTCTGACATGTCATCAGGTCTCACTGTTGAAATGGTAGAGATGCTGTCGCAAAAGCTAGACACGATGATTGATAAGCTGTCATCTGGCAATGATACACAAGACAAAATATTAATGTATTCTAGAGCCTAATCATAAATACACTATGACTTATAAAAAGCGTTTCTCCGGTGCCAACACATCAGGTTCTCAGAGCCCAATATCGGGCGCCAACAGCAACAAAGGCGCTTGGAACGCCCCTAGCCAAGGTGGCATGGCGGGTGGCTATAGCAATGACAACTTCGGGTATAAGAACTACGCCAGTAGACTTCCTGAAGTATATGTGGGTCACCCGAATCGTATTGAACGATATAATCAGTATGAAATGATGGATGTAGATGCTGAAATTAACGCATGTTTGGACATCATCGCTGAGTTCTGTACGCAGTCAAACGAACATAATAAGACTCCTTTTGATCTGGAATTCTCAGACGAACCGACTCCCCACGAAATCGATCTGCTAAAGAAACAACTACAGCAATGGTGCAAACTGAACGAGTTTGACACCAGAGCATTCAAAATATTCAGAAATACTATCAAGTACGGTGATCAAGCGTTCATCAGAGACCCAGAAAACTTCAAGTTATACTGGATTGACATGACTAAGGTCATCAAGGTCATCGTAAACGAAAGCGAAGGCAAGGTGCCTGAGCAGTATGTCATTAAAGATATCAACGTAAACCTACAGAATCTAACCGTTGCTCAGAAAAATAACACAGACTTCGCTGCTAATCCAGCGACAGGATCAGGCGGCACCGGTGGTGGTTCAGTC